CTCCCAGGAGGCGCTTGAAGGAATCCTGAATTTGGCCAAAACTTCTGAGCATCCTCGCGCATATGAAGTGCTAGGTCAGATGATCAAGACCACTAGTGATACTGCAAAAGAATTGCTAGAGATCCAAAAGCAAAGACAAGAAGTTACTGGAGAGGGTGACGCACCTTCGTCTGGAGATACCCACATTGGAAACGCGATCTTTGTTGGGTCTACTAATGACTTGCAAACGTTGCTAAAGCAAAAGAAAGAATCGCAAGTCATAGATCATGACCCAAACAGTTAAAACGCAGCGCAAAAAGCGCCGCGGCCCTACTCACTATCTTGGCAACCCGAAGCTGAAGGCCGCCAACGTCGATATTTCCTTTACTCAGGAACAGTTCCAAGAATACTACCGCTGTTCAGATGATCCCGTGTACTTTATCAAGACGTACATGAAGATCGTTAACATCGACCGTGGTTTAGTGCCTTTCGAAATGTGGCCCTTTCAGGAAACGATGGTTGATACATTCAACCAAAATCGTTTCACCATTTGCAAGCTACCTCGTCAAACAGGAAAGTCAACCACCGTCGTGGGCTACTTTCTATGGATGATCCTTTTCAGACCACAGCAAAGCATTGCGATTCTAGCGAACCGCGGTGACCTTGCGCGTGCGCTGCTAGAGAAGATCAAGTTCGCCTACGAATATCTGCCTATCTGGATTCAGCAAGGCATTCTGTCCTGGAACAAGGGTTCCATCGAATTAGAAAACGGCTCTAAGATTGTCGCGACTGCTACATCGTCTAGCGCGGCACGGGGTGGATCGTACAACGCTATTCTGCTAGACGAATTTGCGTTCGTTCAACCCAACATGCAAGAGCAGTTTTTCAATTCGGTTTACCCGACGATTTCTTCTGGTAAGTCGTCTAAGGTCATCATCGTATCGACGCCAAACGGTATGGGCAATCTGTTCTACAAAATGTGGATGGATGCTACTGACAAAGAGGGCGCTCGCAATTCCTACGTCCCAATCGAAATCAATTGGTGGGACGTTCCTGGTCGCGATGAGGCCTGGAAGAAACAGACCATCGAAAACACTTCACAGCGCCAGTTCTCACAGGAATTTGAGTGCCAATTCTTGGGTTCGATGGACACGCTGATCGATCCAAACATTCTGCGGGCAATGGCGTTCCAACGTCCTGTGCATGATAAGGACAATCTGGAAATCATCATCCCGCCAGAAAAGGGACATATCTACACCATCGTCTGCGATACGTCGCGTGGCATTGGGCTAGACTATTCTGCCTTTGTGGTAATCGATATCACCCAAATGCCGTACTTGACTGTCGCCAAATATAGGGACAATGACGTTTCCCCGTTGCTGTATCCGTCAATCATCTACAACACAGGCAAGGCGTACAACAATGCCCATGTGATGATCGAAATCAACGACAACGGGCAGCAGGTTGCTGACATCCTACACAACGACCTTGAGTACGATAACATTGTCTGGGTCGCAAAAGACGCCAAAGCTGGTCAAGTGGTGGGTAATGGGTTTGGACGTCAGGGCGTGACTCTACAAAAGGGCGTCAAGACCTCCAAACAAGTCAAGCGTCTTGGCTGCACCCTGCTCAAAAATCTCGTTGAAAATCATAAGCTTATCGTCAATGATATCGACATAATCGGTGAGCTGTCTACGTTCGTTTTGGATAAAGACACCTATGCTGCGGAAGAAGGCTGTAACGACGACCTTGCAATGTCGCTAGTCTTGTTCGCATGGATGATCAACCAAGACTACTTCAAAAACATAACTAACACAGTTCTGAGAACTACCCTTTATGAAAGGCAGATGCAAGACATTGAACAGACGATGACCCCGTTCGGTATTGTTAGTGATGGGGTCAACGACGCAAGACTCCCTGTTGGATATGGCGCAGATTCGTGGCTCGTCGGGGAAGATGACGATTCATTATGGTTAGCAATAGGCTAAAATACGCCTTTTTGAAAAGCCGTAATTGATAAATACTTTGACGAAAGTGAAGATTCCGTGACCCGGCTTTCTAATCACAAATCTAGGTCCCAAGCAGGGTAATAAAATAGGAGAAAATCCATGGCCTTTCAAGTCTCTCCCGGCGTACTGGTAGTTGAAAAAGACTTCACCGGTATCGTCCCAGCAGTTGCAACTACAGCAGGTGCGTATGTAGGCGCCTTCGAATGGGGCCCAGTTAAGGAAGTCCGTCAAATGTCGTCGGAAGACCAACTGACCAGCACATTCGGACGTCCAAACGCTGACACCTTTGTAGACTTCTACACTGCGATGAATTTCTTGGCATACGGCAACAACCTGCAACTTGTTCGGGTTGCTGGCGCCGCAGCTAAGAATGCTGTCGCTACAGGTACTGCGGTTCTGATCGAAAATGAAATCAACTACGAAGAAACTGCCGCTGACGGTCAGTTGGCTGTCGGTCCTTGGGCTGCTAAGTACCCAGGCGTAAAGGGCAATTCGTTGAAGGTTGTCATGGTCGATTCTATGGCATCGCAAAATGCGTATGATCTAGTTGAATACTCTGACAGCAACTTTGTCAAGGACGTATTCCTTCGTCCAGGTACCACAAAGTACGCAGAAGATCGTACTGGTGTTGCTGATGCAAACGACGAAATGCACATCATGGTCATCGACTCTGAAGGTCTGTGGTCTGGTACCAAGGGCACGATTCTTGAAACGTTTGGCAACATTTCGAAGGCTTCGGACGCAAAGCGCACTGATGGCACTTCAAACTACTACAAGAACGTTGTCAATAGCGAATCCAAGTACATTTGGTGGACTGATCACGAAGTTACCACTTCGGAAATCGTTAGCGTTACAGTAACGAGCGCAGGTACTGGTTACACTACTGGTGTACAACCTCTGATCTTTACTGGTGGTGGTGGTACTGGCGCAGCTGGTACGGTTGTCGTTGACGTAGGTGGTTTGCTGACTCTTGGTGCTTGCACGATTTCTAACCCAGGTTCTGGTTACACCTCTGCTCCAACGGTTACAGTTGCTGGTGGTTCGGCTGGTGCGTTTACTGTGGTTCTATCGAATCCACAACTAAGCGTAAACAACACGTTGTCTCCTGGTGCATTGCTAACGGCTGTTACATCAACCGCCAAGTTTGCAAATTTGAACCCAACAGCGCCTGCTGAAGGTGTTGCGTACACCTTGTCTGGTGGTATTTCAGACGAAGATGGCGTGGTCGATGCAGACCGTGAATTCGGTTGGGACATTTTCGCTAATGACGATCTGTATGACATTTCATTGCTTCCAACTGGTGGCGCAACAATGACTCTTGCCAAGTACGTTATCGACAACGTGGCTGAGGTTCGTAAGGACTGCGTCGTGTTTGTATCGCCTCTGTTGACAGACGTTAAGGGCAACGTTGGCCAAGAAGCAACTGACATTGTTACTTCGCGTAACGTGCTGGGTTCGTCATCGTATGCAGTAATGGACAGCGGCTGGAAGTACCAATATGACAAGTACAATGACTTGTTCCGTTGGGTACCTCTGAACGGTGACATGGCTGGTCTGTGCGCTCGTACAGATATGATCGCTGACCCTTGGTTCTCTCCAGGTGGTTTCACCCGTGGTCGCATCAAGAATGCGGTCAAGCTAGCGTTCTCTCCTAACAAGGCAGAGCGTGACAAGCTTTACATCAACGGCGTGAACCCTGTTGTTACGTTCCCAGGCGACGGTACAACGTTGTTTGGTGACAAGACACTTCAAGCGAAGCCAAGCGCGTTTGACCGAATCAACGTTCGTCGTTTGTTCATCATTCTTGAAAAGGCAATCGCTAAGGCGGCCAAGTATCAACTGTTCGAATTCAACGATGAATTCACCCGAGCAATGTTCCGCAACATGGTAGAGCCATTCTTGCGTGACGTTCAAGGTCGTCGTGGTTTGACCGACTTCAAGGTTGTTTGCGACGAAACAAACAACACTGGTGAGATTATCGACCGCAACGAATTCATTGCAGACATTTACTTGAAGCCAACCCGTTCGATCAACTTCATTACTCTAAACTTCATTGCTACTAAGACTGGCGTGGCGTTTAGTGAAGTTGGCGCCTAATTCTGGGATAGATAAGGAGAAAATTAGATGGCTGCAAAAACTATTTCTGAATTCAAGGCCCAACTGATTGGTGGCGGCGCACGCCCAAACCAATTTGAAGTTGAGCTGTCGTTCCCAACGTTTGTTACATTGGGCTCTATCGCTGGTCAAAAGGCTCAGTTTATGATCATGGCAGCTTCGCTGCCAGCATCGACACTGGACGTTGCACCAGCCCCATTTCGCGGTCGTGTAGTTTACACCGCAGGTGAGCGCACGTTCGAACCATGGTCTGTGACTGTTCTTAACGATACAGACTTCCTGATCCGAAATGCGATGGAGCAGTGGCAACAAGCGATCAACAACAACCTGACTAACGTTGGTCTTACCAATCCGTCAGATTATCAGTCGCGTGCGTTGGTTCATCAACTGGCGCGTTCTGGTGAACGTATCAAGAGCTACACGTTCGAAGGTCTGATGCCAACGCAAGTTAGCGCAATCGATCTAGCGTTTGATGCGAACAATGTAATTGAGCAATTCCAAGTTACATTTGTGTATCAATTCTGGACCAGCAATACTACTGGTTAATGAGCAATGGGGTTGGCGGACTTGATCCGCCAACCCTAACCTTGGATAAATTATGGCCCTAGAGTTTAGCATATTTGGTTTTGACGTAAAGAGGAACAAGAAGGCATCCGACATTATTACGGACAATCCTTCGTTCGTTCCACCAGAGGCAGATGACGGCTCGGCTATCATCAATGCTGGTGGTTACTTCGGGACGTATCTTGACGTTGAAGGCAATATCAAGAATGAGTCTGATCTGATTCGTCGTTATCGTGAAATCGCGATGTATGCAGACGTAGACAATGCCATCGAAGATATCGTAAACGAAAGCATCGTCAAGAGTAAGGAAGGCGTTATCGTCAAGCTTAATCTTGAGGATTTGAAGGAAGACCTTTCTGACAACATTCGCGGCATGATCGCGGACGAGTTCACAAATGTCCTAAAACTGTTGAATTTTTCGCTTCGGGCGCATGAGATTTACCGTAGATGGTACGTTGATGGTAGACTATACTACCACAAGATCATCGATCCATCGAAGCCAAATGAAGGGCTGAAGGAATTGCGCTTCATCGATCCTCGCAAGATCAAGAAAATTCGGGAAGTAAAGAAGCAGCGGGATCCAAAGACTAACGCTGAAATTGTAACGGATGTCAAAGAGTATTACATTTTCAACGAAAAGGGTCTGATCGCGTCGTCCCCTGGTCAAGCGGGGACGCTAACTGCGCAAGGTCTGAAGATTGCCCCTGAGGCAGTCTGTTATGTCCCTAGCGGTTATGTTGACATTGACAAGAATATTGTTCTATCGTACTTGCACAAGGCAATCAAGCCAGTCAATCAGTTGCGTATGGTAGAAGATTCTTTGGTGATCTACCGTCTTGCAAGAGCACCAGAACGTCGAGTGTTCTACATCGATATCGGCAATCTACCAAAGATCAAGGCAGAGCAGTACATGAAGGACATCATGGCCAAGTATCGCAACAAGATGGTCTATGATGCGAACACTGGTGAAATTCGTGACGATAAGAAGTACCTGTCGATGCTGGAAGATTTCTGGTTGCCTCGTAGAGAAGGTGGCCGTGGAACTGAAATTGACACCCTTAAGGGTGGCGACAATCTAA